TTAATCCGAGCTCATTCCTGATCTGGTTCTGGTCTTTTGCCATAGGTTTGAGCCATTTGGCATTTGTGAGCTTTTCGAGAGATTCTGCAAAATCCATAATCTTATTAAGTGTGATCTGTCCCGCCTCAAGACGCGGATATTCTTTTTGAGGCCCGAAATTGATATCGACGAGCTGCTTGATTGCATACTGACTAAATGTTTCCTCGATCTGTTTTGTTATACCATTGAGGGACATTAAGAAGAGGTTGATAAACGATTCCCCTAGTGCGCGGTTTCCTGATTGCGAAGTGCCGAGATCAAGAAATTGAGCGAGCAGACTTTTCGACATCTGCTCATCGTGATATTGGATACTCTTGAGTACAGCGGTTCCATCGTTACCCGTCATCATGAGGAGCTGGGGATCTTCCGCCCCTGGGGGAATAAGCATATATGAATATTCATGTGCCCGCATTCTCTTCATAGTTCCTTCGGCGAGTGCGAGATCCTCTTTTTTGTACCCCTGCTTTAACCTCATCCACGGGATACCAACGCCGAACCTGTCATGCTTGATCGCGTCAATTTTCATCAGCACGTCTTTGATTTGTGCGTTTCCGTAAATATTCCGAAAGAGCGAGGTTCCGTACCAGTCGCCCTCTTTTTCATTAGTAAAGACGAGCAGATAATCCGAGCCGATATCGATAGTCTCCTGCAGTAGTTCCCCAAGCTCGGTATCCGTCGCCGAATATTGCGTAATCTTTTTCAGCCCTCCGTCTTTCTCTCCGACAATCTCCTTGATCGTTGGCTGGGGAAGGTAGACGAACTTTTTCCACTTGTATTTACCGGCTTTCGCATCGTACATGAAGACTTTCTCGAAGACACAGAATCCAAAATCCAGCATTGTCAATGCAAGCCGGATAAAATCATCCCAGGAACCATGAAGGTCATTCTTGATATTGTCCTCGATAAATTTTCGTACTTCTTCTTTGCCACCCTTGACCTCCCACTCCACCTCGCGGATCGGGAGCTTGATTACGCGGAGAAGGCCACCGACCTGTGAGTCCGACTTGCGAATAATCGTATATGCATCGAGTCGAGTCGAAAGATCTTCAAGCTTTGCAACGTACTCGTCAGCATGATAGATATTCCGAGTCCGGACACCGGTACGGAGTTTCTGCTCCCGGTCATCCTTAGGCATGTGTCAACTCCTTCGTAAATGATTCACCGCCGAGGATCAGCTTCTGGGTCCGCCCCTCCTGCTGCTGAATCAGATCATAAAAGATTGAATATACAGGATAGCGTCCCGCGTCCATAGCGTGGTCCCGGAACTTGACTGGCTCGTCGAGGATGTCCCCGGTTAGCTTATCCTCTCGCCATTTATAGCCCTCTATTTCCTTGCGATAGTTTACACAGTGAGGATGTATGCGCTGAAAGAATCGTTTGATAAAGTTAATTTGATCTCGGACGAGCCCTCCTTTATGTGCAGGGAGAACATTGAATCCGGCATGATTGAATTCGGCAATCCGATCCTGCTCATGATCTGCATAGATCGGGAGATCCCAGTATTGCAATCCATATTTCTCAAATGTTCGTTTTGTGAGATCGACGAGTTCGGAGTTGAGCAGGTGACCTTTGTAAACCTCATCGATAATATCTATTTGCCAATCTTTAACGCCGAGAAGCACAAAAGCAGACGGACTCGGATATCCGAAATCTAGGCCGCCGAGTAGATAATCATATGCGCTTTTGCCGAATTCGAAATCCTCAACTCGCCAGCGATCGTAAATGAGAGCCCGGAGCTCGCCCCACTCGCCGAGGGTGTAGATTTTGTAGTAGTTCTCATCCTCGTTTTCGAGACCTTCAAGAATCCGTTTATAATCTTCATCGATGAAAATGTTATCTTTGTAGGTCGAATGATGAGTATTCGCACCCTCTTTTTTCTGCTCAAAAAATGTTTTGTAAGGCCAGAGGAGTTTCGAAATTGGATTGAATGAGAGCAGGATCTGCTTGTAGTGAGGAAGCTTTCCCCGGAGACGGAGATCGATCTGCATGAAATCGTCTTTATTGAGCTCGGTCGGCTCCTCAAGCCAGAATCCAGTAACACGCTCGACAGACTTGAGTTTTTCAGCCTTGTCGAGACCTCGGCAATATATTTCGCTCTTCTTGCCGAGATTCATGCTCATCATTTGCTCATTCGGTTTATATTGGATTCCCCAGTCATTGGCCTTGTCCTTGAGTAGAGTCCATGCCGACCCGCGCATTGCAGGAGTTGTTTTACGAATGACAACAAATCGGTGGTTCTCTTCGGCCATACAACGGATGAGAAGTTTTTCAGCACAAAAATGCGATTTCCCGGAACCGGCACCGCCGTACTCAACGAGATAGCGAGATTCATCAAAGAGGTGCGGCTGAAAGAATGGATTCATCTTTTTACGGAGATCAACTGTCACCATGTTTATCCTTCTTGACAAGTTTCTTCGCTCGTGGATCGTTGGGGAGAATTATAGTGACTGGCTGAGTTATATCAACTTCGTGCCGATCTTTATACTTCTCCGGCATCCGATTTTTGAGCCAGAACATGACCGATACTGGATTTTTCTGTGCATATTTTCGAACCTTGACCCTCTTCATATGCCCCCGATAGAAATAGACCTGTTCCTCGTCAAAGTAATATCCATGAGCACAATCGAAAGCATCCTGCTCGATCGTCTTATTCGGTTCCTCTTTGCCACGCGCCAGAGCCTCGTCAACTTCCGGATATTTATTTTTCCACAGATGGAGAGTCTTCTTACAGATACCGATCTCTTTCGCGATCTCCTCATTGATCTTTCCGAGCTGAGCAGCGAGCCGGATCATTGTAGGATGATACAGAGGATTGTACTTAGTCTGAGGTCCTGATCGTTTCTTCGGGATCGGTTTCTTTTTCGTTTTAGCTTTAGCTTTCATGCGCTTCCTTGAGTACAGTCGTACTCGGTATTGAGTTCAATCTTCTTCCTCTTTCACTCTATTTCTCCTTACGCATCATCAATGTCTTCTTGTGCCCATTCAAACATGCGTTCACCTTTTTCATTTTCGAGACACATGAAAATACAAGGCCCACTCGACCACGGTGTCGCCTGTATTATTTCCCTTACTTTCTTACCATCATTTAAGGTATACTCTTCAAGCATAGGCCCATCATCGAACATTCCCCGGTCAGAGGCATCTTTATATATACGCGATACAATCTTTTGCGTTACAGTTGTATGACATTTCGGACACTTCAGATCGGATACTTGCTTAACATTATCGTGTATGTATTTCCGCGCCTCATTCGTTAAGCCTATGATCTGTGTACACCGCACTCTATTTCTCCTCAATGTGTTACTGGACGCTTAACGCGATATATTGAGTTGACTATCATACACGTTGTTGCAGGATAGCCTTTACTTTAACACAGGCCCGCATGCCGCGATCTCGGTTTCCCGACGTGATTACTGCGCCTTATTCCGCGGTATATTCGACACAGACGTTGTTTCCGCTGCGGGCCATATCACGCTCGGATTTGCGCTTCACCGAGAGGCGCCGAACGTATGTTATTTACATCTGCTTGGGATTTCGCTTGAGCCTTCCTCGGGACCATTCAGAGCGAACCCGTCCCCCGGATGCATCAGAGGCCTTAACTCAAGCAGATGCGGTCTTCGATTAGGGGACTTTCATTATCTCCGCATTCATTGAGCATGCGCCAGCCGGTGAGAAATCGCTCGTTCCAGTCATGTTCATCGAGAACCCCTGGATCAAACGGGATTTCATAGAATCTTTTGCGGTTACCATTGATTCGTTGACGGCGAGCTTTCGGTAGGTCGGTAGAATGGGAAAGTTGATCTTCCGCGATCTTTTCAATTTCAGTCATAGTCCCCCTCTACCTTTATGTGGGACAAAACCGGGGGTTTTACAAAAGAGATTGCAATTTTTTTAAAATATTTGGTAGATGATAACTTATTAATTGTTGTGTACACTGCATTATTTCTGCAATTTGCTCCTGATTCATCTGGAATCTATACCTCATTTCGAAGACTCGAAACTCATCCGGCGTAAGTATTTGCTCAATGCTCACCCATAAATCAATTTCCGAATATTCCATACTCTCCTCCCATAAAAAAAGACCCGCACCGGGGACAAACTACCAGCACTTACAAACATTTACCGGTAATCCTATCCTCAGCACGGGTCGACTGCGTGTCGGCGGTCCGCGCCTCAGAGAATTGTAAATTTAAAGATCAAATTGACATATATCCAAATAAAAGTCAAGAACTTTTTTTCTCGGTCTCTATTAGTTTCGGAT